CTAGGTGCTTTTCTTATGCTCAAAGGAGGATGTTATGTCATTAGATGATTGGCTAAAGCTATGTAAGATATTAGTATATGTGCCTTTAATTATTTTTGTTACAACAGGAACTACATTCCTTATCATTAAGTGGACATATGATTTAAAAATTGTGAAATTGCGATACCAAAAAGAAAAAGAACCTGATGAATGGGTTGAGGAGGAGTAACAATGCCTAAACTGGAGTCACCAATTCATGAACTTTCATTTGAAAATGGGCTGATAATGTTGGATGGCAAGGAGTTTAAAGGTGTAAAATATTTTGATTTACACGTAGGCCCAGAAGCCCTTGCAGAACTTAAATGCACAATATATGTAAATATTAAAGGATTAGAGGATAAAAACAATGAATGAATTACAATTTACAAACACAGCAAGACAATTGGTTGCTGACTTTTCAAATGAAAAGAATGAACAGCAATTAAAAGCCGAAGAAGTTTATGTAGTATGGGCATGTAAAACATTGCAAAACAACAAGGCGTTACTTTCTACCAACATTCCAGATGGTAGATATTACGAAGTAACTTATAATGGCGATAAAGATGAAATCTATTTTGATTCTTATCTCAAAGAAAAAAATATTAAGTTTGCTGCAGATAAATAATTTTTAGCCCCTTGGAATCCCAGGGGTTTTCTTGTCGGGACTTAGCTTAGCAGGTAAAAGCGTACTGTTTGTGCACATCAGTAATACATGGGTTCGACTCCCATAGTCCCTATTGGTCTTGGCTGACCTAAAAAAGTACAATCATAAAATCCTTGGCGGAGCAGACCGCCTCACCAACTGCTAGGAGGAAACTTATGAACACAGAAGAATTGAAAGCACTAGGTCTCAATGATGAGCAAGTCAAGTCAGTAATGGCGAAGTATGGTCAATCAATTAATGCTGAAAAAGCTAAAGTACAGGCTGATTTGGACGCGAAGACAGCCCAAGTAACTGATTTGACTGAGCAATTAGCCAACCGTGACTCAGACATTAAAGCTCTGAAGAAGTCCGCCGGAGATAATGAAGATTTGTCTAAACAACTATCAGAACTACAAGATAAGTACAAGGCAGATACAGAAAATCTTAATGCGAAACTTAATCAGACACGCTTTGATTCAGTATTAACTGAAGCACTGAGTAAAACTAAAGCTCGTGATGCAAAAGACATCAAAGCATTGCTGAATATGGATAGTATCAAGCTTGGCGAAGACGGCTCACTTGAAGGACTAGAGGCTCAAATTTCAACCCTTCAACAAGAAAAAGCTTATCTATTTGATTTGGGAACAGGTCAAAGTTATAAGCCCGCAGGAGGTTCAGGAGCCAAAACTTCTTCTGATTTCTCTGCTGCAATGAAACAAGAGGGATTTAACCTCACAGAATTTCTTAAAGAACAAGGAGAAGATTAATGAATAACGAAATTACAAAGTTGCTGGATATTATCACACCGGAGATTTTTAACCAGTACATGGATGAATACACTGCAGAAAAATCTGCATTTGTACAATCAGGTATTGCTGTAGCTGATGAGCGAGTATCAAAAAACATTACATCAGGCGGGTTGCTTGTAAATATGCCATTCTGGACTGATCTTTCAGGCGAAGATGAAGTACTTGGAGATGGAGACAAAGCCCTTACTACAGGAAAAATTAAAGCTGCAAATGATGTTGCTGCGGTTTACTACCGTGGCCGTGGATGGGCAGTTAATGAAATGGCTGCAGTTATCTCTGGTGACGATCCAATGAAATCATTGCTTTCACGTATTGCTGCTTGGTGGTTGCGCCGTGAGCAACAAATCTTGATTGCTACAATGAACGGTTTGTTCGCCTCTGGTGGAGCGTTAGCTGCAACACATTTGCTTGATCGTTCAACTGAAAACATTGATGCTACTTTGTTGTTGGATGCTAAACAGTTGCTTGGTGATGCTGCTGAACGTGTAAATACTTTGGCAATGCACTCTGCCGTATATACTGAACTTCAAAAACAACAGTTGATTACATTTATTCCTAATGCTCGTGGTGAAGTGAATATTCCAACATATCTTGGCTATCGTGTTGTGGTCGATGATGGAATCAAAGCAGATGGGGATGGTGTTTATACAACTTATCTCTTTGGTACAGGCTCAATTGGACGTAACTCAGGTAATCCGTCTGCTTTGACAACGTTTGAAACAGACCGTGACAAATCACGAGGCACTGATATTATCTACACTCGTCGTGCTGTAACTATGCACCCATACGGTGTTAAATGGAAAGATGCAGAACGTGAAGCAGGTAATATGACTCCTACTAACGCAGACCTTGAGAATGCTAAAAACTGGGAACGTGTTTACGAAGAAAAGAATGTTGCTATTCTTGCTTTGAAACATAAAGTTGGAACTGCTGACGAAGAAGAAGTTACACCCTAATCCGCCCTCAATTGAGGGGAAAATAAATAATAGCTCTACAGTTTCTGAAATAAAAGCATATTTAGATAGTCAGAATATTGATTATCCAAGCAATGCTAAAAAAGATGAATTACTTAAGCTTTCAGGAGGTACAGGATGAGTAATGATGAATTAAAAAATCTGTTTAAAACTGGTGATAAGCCAAATGGCTCAGACTTTTCAGCATTAATTGATGCAATTTTTGAAGAAAAAGGAGTGAGTCAAGAAGATTTGGAAGCAGTAAAAACTGTTTTACAAACAGCTATTGATTCTGTAAAAGCGGATTTAGAAAAAGAATTGAAAACTGCTAATGATGCAATCGAAGATTTAAAAACTCGTGTTGCAGCTCTAGAAAATCCAGCGTGAAAAATATGGATGAAAAAGAATATAAAGAAAAACTAAAGGAACAACTAAAACAATTGCAGGCTCCTAAAAAGTCAGAAGATAGTGATTATATGAATCATTATAATTTTGTTTTAGATTTTGTAATTGATAAAGTTCTTAATGATGTTTCTCTCTATACGCACATACCAATTGAAGAATTTCCAGATTCTATTTTTCAGACTATTGTCATGTTGGCCAATAACTTTATAGACTCTTTTGGATTAATTAATGATGAGGAAACAAATGCCAATCAAGATATTAAAGAAATCTCAGAGGGAGATACAAAAGTTGTTTATGCAGACAAACGGCTAAGATTGCAGCAGTCTTTGGCTAGTTCTTCAATTAATGGTAATTTTACTGCGCTATTAAATAGTGTTCGGAGGTTACCGTAATGGACCTTAGAATGAAAAAGGCGCTCGAACTTCTTTACCAGCATAAAGTTGATATCTTAGTGAAAAAACCAGTAAAAGAGGGTAGTATCACCAAACAGAAGCTGGTTCCATTATATTCTGATATTGCTTGTCGTGTTTCTCTGAAGGGTCAAAAAGCTACAGAAAGGGGCGTGACAGCCTCTGTAGAATATGATGGAAGATTGTATCTAAGTCCAGATTTAGACGTGCCAAAGGGCGCAGAAATCACTGTGACTGATGTAAATGGTCGAGTAACTGAGTACATTGGTAGTCGGCCATTTGGATATTCTAGCCATCAGGAAATATATCTTCAGTATAAAGACAAGGTGAAATAATGACTTTATCAGCAAAATTTGATGATAGTGAGTTCCAAGCCTTTGTTAAAAACTTTGATAAATATGTCAAAGACGACTTGATTTTAAAAGAGTTGGAAAAAGAGTTCCAAAGGGTTACAAATATAGCAATTCGTATTGTAAAAAAGAACACCCCTGTTGGTAAGTCTATTACTTATACAGGGTTGAAATTACAAGGCAATAACTTATTTGAAGCTACCATGAAGACCAAAGGTCATGGGAACTTAAGAAGGCGGTGGAATGCCGGAAAAACAGAGAGATCTGGAAGTAATCTGATGGTTGAAATCTACAATGATGCAGAGTATGCAATCTATGTGGAAAAAGGCCACAGGCAACAAGTCGGAAGATACGTTCCTGTTCTTGGGAAACGTTTGAAAAATGGTTGGGTTGAAGGGGTTCATATGTTAGAGAAGTCCTTAGACCCTATTGAAAAAGCTATGAATGACATTATGATTAAAGCTTTTGAAAATGCATTGGAAAAATTAATTGGAGGTTAAGTTGGATATCACAAAAGCTATTGCTGATACACTTGATTCTGTTTTTTCTGATATTCCTATTTATACGGAAAATATTGACTTTGAAGAAGATGACTTAAAAGGGCCATCTTTTTTTATTCAAAGAGTAAGTATGAAT